TAAAAATAGTCTTTAAATTGAGCCAATGAGCCTGACTAGAAAGGAGAAAGTTATGGCTGATGGTTCAATTACAATTAATACATTAATAGATGATAGTGGAGTTAAAAAAGGCGTTAAAACTATAGAAAATGGTTTTGACAAGTTAAAAACAACAGTAGCAAAAACTATAGCTACAATAGGAATAGGACAGTTAGCAAAAGATTTCATATCAACAGGAATACAATATAATGCAGAAATAGAAAAATATCAAACTGCCTTAACAACATTAACCGGAAGCGTAGAAGAAGCAAATAGAGTAATAAAACAAATAAAGGAAGATGCAGCCAAGACACCTTTTGATGTGACGGGATTAACACAGGCAAATCAATTACTTATTTCAACAGGATTGAGTGCAGATGATTCTCGAGAGACAATTTTAGCTCTAGGTAATGCTATATCGGCTACTGGTGGTGGAAATGAAGAGCTATCAAGAATGGCAGTAAATTTACAACAAATAAAAAATACAGGGAAAGCCGCTGCAATAGATATCAAACAATTTGCATTTGCAGGAATTGATATATATGGACTTTTAGCAGATTATCTAGGAGTAACAAAGCAAGAAGCGGCAGAAATGGAAGTGTCTTGGGAAAACTTAAATGGTGCTTTGTTAAAGGCGTCCCAAGAAGGTGGAAAATATTTTGGAGCAATGGCTAACCAAAGTAGTACATTAAATGGGCAATGGTCTACACTGAAAGATAATTTTAAAGAATTTACAGGAGAAGCACTTACACCTCTAACAAATTTGCTAAAAGAGACAGTATTGCCAATCCTAAATGATATTATCACAGGCGGAGAAAGTATAAAACAATGGATTGATGAAAATAGTACGTTAATAACCATATTAACGGGTATAATTTTAACGTTGACAGCTGCTATTGTAGCAAATACAATAGCTAAAAATGCAGATTTAATTGTCACTTGGCTATACGTTACAGCAACAAATGCTGCAACATTAGCGTCCACAGCATTTGGGGCAGTTATGGCATTCATAACTAGCCCAATAACACTTGTAGTATTAGCTATTGGAGCTTTAATAACTATCGTTGTATTGTTGGTTAAAAACTGGGATACTGTAGAAGCAAAAACATTAGAAATATGGAATAAAGTAAAAGATGCGATTGTTAATGTTATTACAAACATAAAAAATAAAGTAACACAAATAGTACCTCAAATAGTAAATACTATAGTTAATTTTTTCAAAGAATTACCAAACAAAATGTTAAATATAGGGAAAAATATTATTACTGGTCTATGGAATGGAATTTCAGGAATGGCTAGTTGGGTAACTAACAAAGTAAAAAGTTTTGCAAATAACATATTGAGCAATATGAAAAAAGCCTTAGGCATCCACAGCCCATCAAGAGTATTTAGAGACGAAGTAGGAAAATATATAGCACTAGGCGTAGGAGAAGGCTTTGACAAAAATATAGATAGTGTATATAAGCAAATGAAAACGGCAGTAGACTTTGAAACGCAAAAATTGAGTGCAAACTTAACATCAAGCTCAATAGTAAATGTAGAAAGAAATGCGAATATACAATCAAGACTAGAAAGCATAGATAACAATAAGGAAATAGTAGTAAATTCTAAATTAGAAGTAAGTGATAAAGTATTAGCTACTGCGGTAAACAGAGTGAATGCAAGACAGAAATTACAATATGGAATAGCATAGGAGGAGGAAATGACGTTATTAAAGCATGGAAATTTTGAATTTCATCACATATTATCTGGGGGGTATAGAATATTACCTAACAAACCAGATGTATTAGTGGAAATTACAATGGCTGGTGGTGCTAAAAAACGTAACTATGGAGAAATGCCGAAGACTACAGTCAAAGTTAAATTTGGAGAGTTAGACAAAGAGACATATAGGGAATACATATCACATTTTAGACTTCCTGAAGATGTTTATACATATTGTGATACAGACACAGGATTAATGCATACGAAAAGATTTTTTGTAACTCGCCCTGAAGATGTTTTAAACTATGCAGACGGTACAGAAGAGTGGCATAAAGAATTTGAAATAGTATTAGAACAATGTGGGGAGGTTTAATATGATTAATGTAACAGACACAATAAAAAAAGCATATGAAAATAGCACCACGCAAATAGATAAAATAACAATTAATAATCAAGATTATAGAATAACAAATGTAGACTATTATGATGATTGCTATTTAGATGGAAATATATTTGGGACAGCAATTGGTAGAATGTTAGAGTTTGAAATAGAAAATACAATAGAATTAGAAAAAGCTGAAGTTAAGTATTCAACAGGATTGTTGATTAATGGAACAGAACATTGGATAAGTCTAGGAAACTTTATTGTAGAGTCAATAGAACCAAACGACACAACAGGAATAAATAAAGTAATAGCAATGGATTATATGTTAAAAACAAATGTAGAATATGAAAGCAATCTAGATTATTCAAGCAATAAAATAACACTTTTACAAGTTTTACAAGAAGTGTGTACAAATTCAGGATTAGAGTTAGCAACTACGAGTTTTGCTAACTCTAATTTTATTGTAGATAGCAATCAGTTTGAAGAAGGGACATTAAATAGACAAGTTATACAAGCAGTAGCACAAATAAGTGGTACTTTTGCAAAGATTAAAAGCGACAACAAATTATATTTAATAACACCAAAAAGAAAAGGTTTATTAGTTAAAGATGTACATGTAATTACAGTAGTAGAATTGAACGCATTGCCGGTTGAAAAGTTATCAGCTTGTGACAATGAGTTTAATTTAAACTCTTACAAAGAATTAGTAATTAAGAGAAATACACATCCTATAAACTTAGTCAGTTTAGGAATATCAGACATTGAAGGAGAAAATATAGTTTTAAGAGACGAAAATAGTATTTCATCAGATGGAGAAAATAGTTTAGTAATAAATGATAATCCATTTGCGTATACCCAAGCAAAACGCGAGCAGTTAATTACTGCTCTTTTTGATTGTGTAAAAGGATTCGAATATACAGCTTATGAAATTTCAGGACAGTCAAAACCGTACTTAGAGACTGGAGATGAAATTGTTGCAATAGACAAAGAAGGTAATTTATATAATTCTTTCTTATTAAGGTTTAATTTTAAAAGCCCAAAAGGTTTAGAAAGCGAAATGTCTGCGCCTTCAATAATAAAAGCAACAGTAGAATACCAAAACATACCTGATGCATTAGATGTTGCAAAAAAAACAGAGATAAAAGTCGACAAACAAAATCAAAAAATAGAAGCTTTAGTATCACAACAAACAGAAACAGGAGAAAAGCTATCAAAAGTAGAACAAACTGTAGATAGTATATCTCAAAAAGTACAAAATATGGCAGACCTAACAAACGCAATAGAAGGAACGAAGAAAATAACACTAGAGAACTGTGTAGCAGGTTCATTATTAGAATTGCATATCTATGGAAATAATAACGTATTCAAATACTTATATCCATCTGATGATCTATATGTAAGTGATGACTTAATAATATATGGAGATAGCAGAATAATAGTAACAAACAACAGAGAAACAAAGCTGTATGAATTAGGAGTAACAGAAGTATTAAGACAAAATACAGACGTACAGGACGAATATATATTAGCAAATGGACAAGCGAAAGTAATAAGAAGAGTAGCTGAAGACGGAACAACATTAGCAAAAGAGGTTATAGAAGAATTAGGAGAATACAGCATACCTTTAGGAGATGGAACAAACGTAATAGAGATATTAAACTATACAGCAAGCATAGAAGCTAAATTTGCTATACAGAATGATTATACCGAAGTATTTGCAACAAAAGTAGAGACAGAAGCAAAATTTGAATTACAATCCGAAGCAATAAATATAGAACTAAGCAAAAAAATAGACGATGACAAAATAATAGCAGGAATAAATCTTAGTACAGAAAAAGCAGAAGATGGTTCACAACTTCAACTAAAAGCAGACAAGATAAGCTTAAAAGGTAAAACTTTGGATTTAGGAGAAGATATGGCTATTGTAAGTAAAAAGTTTAATGTAGATAAAGATGGAAATATGGAATGTAATAATGCAACAATGACAAATGCGAATATAATCGGTGGAAAGGTAACGCTAACAAGTGGAAGTGTGGTAAGTCCTACATTTATGATAGAAGGAGATGGTTTAAGTATTGATTATGCAAAAAACAGGATGTTTTCAGATAGCATACAGTTGTCTGATGGAACACATCCAATAGTTGTATTAGCATTCGGAGGAAATACTGATGATTCGGTATATGGATTACTTCATTTGGAATCAAATGGAAATAGCTTAACCACAGATGTTGCTTCGCACGGAATAACAACTCCATCACTAACACAAACATCTCTAGAAAGTATTAAAAAGAATATAGAAAAATTTGAAAATGGGTTAGATAGAGTAAAGAACTCTGAAATATATACTTACAATTTAAAATCAGAACAAGACACCGACAAGAAACATGTCGGTTTTATTATTGGAGAAAAATATAAAACACCTCAAGAGGTAATAGCGAAAACAGGAGATGGAATTGATACATACTCAATGATATCAATTCTATGGAAAGCTGTGCAAGAATTATCAAATGAAATAAAAGAACTGAAAGGAGAAAAATAATGGCATACGTGAATTTTGAAAACAATAAGACATCATGTAACGATACAAACTTAAACAAAATGCAGGAACTAATAAAGAAAGATATAGAAACATCAAAAATCACTGAAATAGTTACAGAAACAGGAACTGATTTAAATGATTATACAATTGAGGGGCGATGGTACTTTAGTTCTTCATACACACCTATTAACATACCGGTTGGTTCAAACGGAGTATTAGAGGTTATAGCAGGGACTAATTTTATTAAGCAAATATGGTATAGACATGGAACACCTAATAATAATGATTATCAAACTTTTATCAGAACATACTCTAGTGGAACATGGTCAGATTGGCAACAATTTGCAATGGTAGATAAAAAGGGCGGAATATCATTACTATATAGTGACACAGCTGGGGTGACAGGTTCAGGAACTTGTGAAATATCAGAAACATTAGATAATTTTAGATTTGTTGTGTTGAGATATTCTAGGAACTATGTATTGTGTCCATTAGTTGGTTGGCAAGGGTTCAGAGGGTTAGTGCCATATTCTAGGGGAAATACTGGTGGCAACCTTGGTTTATTTTGCGTGAGAGGGAGTTACAATGATAAAAATGTAACTTTTGATGATATAGGAGAATATACTTTATCGCCTTCTGACGGAAGTATAAAAGCAAGCCCTGCAACAGTAATAGAAATATGGGGAATAAGATAAATATTTTGAAGAGTTAAAGGAGGTGCAAAATGAGCACAACAACAAATTTAAAATTATTCAAACATGATAATCCAACAACCAATACAGACCAGTTTGATGTAGAAAAAGCATTAAATCAAAACTGGGATAAGCTAGATACAAATGCTGGAGAAATATCAAGCGATATACAAATATTAAAAACAGAAAACACCTTACTAAAAAGCCAAATCCCAAGTGCAACAGTAATAGGGGAAACAATACATTTAAAAGATAGTAGTAATATGCCATGTCAAATAACACCATTAGGAGCAAGTAAGCAAAATACTAGAGAGGGGTATAACTTAATAAATAAAGAAATTAATGTTACAAATGATTTAAGTAATTGTACACAAATAGCAAGTGATGATACTAGTCAAACTTTTCAAATTACCGATAACACGAAAGAAAGCTTAGTATTTTATAAGAATATATCTCTAAACGCAGGAAAAACTTATACTATAAAAAGACTATATTCGATGATTTCAGGCAATGTGGATAATTCTGAAGGAACGGTTTCTTTATATGATAAAAATTATAGTTTTGTAGCGACTATATTACCTAAAAATAGTAATAAAAAAACTTTTTCTGTTGCTACAGATGGAGCATATCATGTAAGAATAAAGATAACATCTCCTATAGTAGAATATTCAGATATTCAAACGGTTAAGATTTCAGAAGTAATGTTATATGAAGGCACAGAGGATAAACCATATGAGCAATATGGAGCTCTACCAAGTACAGAAAATGAAAGCCCTATTGAGAGCGTAGGGGATAATATAAACATATTACAAAACGTTGGAAAAACACAATCAAAAAACGGTTTGGAATTTACAGTAAATAAAGATGGAACTGTTTTGGTAAACGGAATTGCAACAGCAAATACAAGTTTTAATTTAGAAAATACTTTTGTTAATTATTCAGCAGGAGAATATTTTTTAAATGGTTGCCCGCCAAATGGAGCAGCAGATACTTATAGAATAATTTCGTGGAAAGAAGGTTATGTAGTAAATTCGGTTGATATTGGATATGGCACAAAAGTAACTTTTGATGATACTACGAAATATATAACGCAAATAGTTATTGCATCAGGAGTAATGATTGATAATTTAGTATTTAAACCTAAAATAGCAAAAACTCAAAGAGAAACACAATATAGCCCATACGGACAAGGTAGTGTAGGAATATCAATAGGAGATGGAACGACAAGTGAAACAAAAGCCATATACATTCAACAACCATTTAGAGATGTTGGAGATGTAAAAGATAGGTTTGTTAAAAAAGATGGTGTATGGTATGAGGGACATAAAATAAAAAGAATAATATTTGATGGAACAGAAAATTGGCTATATCAAGCAAGAGACAATGGTGTTTATAGATTCAATCTATTGTTAGATGATGCTGTAAGTTTAAGCGGAAGAAATCAAGTACTTTCAAATTGTTTCTTATATAAAGGTTCAAGTGAAGAAGACGGAAATTGTTTTATAAGTGATAAGTATATATATTTATATTCTACTATATCAAATATAAGTGATTTTAAAGCTATGTTATCAAATTTATATAACGCAGGAACACCAGTATATGTAGATTACGTATTAGAAGAACCAGAACTAATTCCTTGTACACCAGAGCAGGTAGAACAATTAGAAAGCTTTAATACATACAAAAACGTAACCAGCCTAAGTTCAGACAGTATAGGAGAATTAGAAGTATTCTATTACAAAGACCTAGAAACATTGCTAAATAAATAAAGAAAGGAGATATTTGATGGAAACAGTTTTACCAGCATTAATAACAGGTGGGCTAACTTTTGCAGGAGTTCTAGTATCAAATTTCAATAGCAATAAAAAATTGGTTAGTGATGTTAAATTGGAGTTTGCGAAATATAAAGCATCAACTGATGAGAAAATAAGTGAACTAACTAGAGAAGTACGAGAACACAACAATTTCGCACAAAGAATGCCAGTAGTTGAAAATGAAATAAAGCATATTGAAGAAAAAATGAGCGAATTACATAAGAATGATTAAAACACTAAAAGGTGTTTTTTATTTTTAGTTGAAAGGAAGTGGTAATTATGCAAATATCAAAAGGAACAATAGTAAGAACTATAATGATAGTTGTAGTAATTATAAATCTAATATTAAAACAATTTGGAATAGATGCAATAAATGTGTCAGAAAGCGAAATATTGACTTTTATAGAGGCTTTAATTGAAGTAGCAACAATAGTAGTAGCATTTTGGAAAAATAACAGTTTTACGCAAAAAGCAATTGAAGCAGATAAGTTTTTGAAAAAATTAAAAGAAAGTGAGGAAAAATAAATGAAAGGTATAGATGTATCAGCTTGGCAAGGTACTATTGACTGGGCAAAAGTAAAAGGTCAAATAGACTTTGCAATAATAAAACTAGGAAATATAGGAGACAACACAAAGTTTTGGGACGATGATAGATTCGAAAGAAACTATAATGAATGTGTAAGATTAGGAATACCAGTAGGAGTATATGTATATTCTTATACAAACAAGATTGAAAATATAGAAGCTTGTGCAAAAGAAACAGTAAAATATCTAGCGGGAAGAAAACTACAATTACCAGTATACATAGACATGGAAGATGCAGAAATAGCAGTAGAAGGAAAAGACAATTTAACTCAAATGATATTTAAATTTAATGAAATAATAGAAAGAGCAGGATATTGGGCAGGAGTATACGCTAATCGTAATTGGTATGACAATTATCTAAATAAGGAAGAAGTAAAGAAAAGATTTACAACTTGGATAGCTCATTATGGAATAAGTGAAGACAATTACAAAGGCCAATACGATATGATGCAATACACTTCAAAAGGAAGCATAAATGGAGTAAATGGAAACGTAGATATGAACAATATGTACAGAGATTTAATAAGTGATATTGCAACAAAAGCAGAAACAAAACCTGTTAAAAATCCAGTAATACAAACTCCTAATTTAGCACATAAAATAGGAGAGAAAGTAACAATTAATGGAGTATATGCAAGTTCTACTTCAGATGATAGATTAAATCCTGCAGTAACAACAGGAACGATAACAAAAATAATAGAAGGAGCTAGAAATCCATACCTATTAAATGATGGAAACATTGGATGGATAAATGATAACTGTATAGTAGCTGAGAAGACTGTAACCAAAGAAAACAAATCAAGCATAAAAGTAGGAGACAAAGTAAGAGTAGCAGACGGAGCAAAGAGCTATAATGGATTACTACTTGCATCTTTTGTTTACAATACAGTATATGACGTAATAGAAATAAAAGGAGACAGAGCAGTAATAGGTAAAGGTAAATCTGTAACTACAGATATTCATATAGATAATTTATATAAATAACATCATACAGAGGTAGGTTAGATTAATTTCTAGTCTACCTCTTTTTTTATGCCAAAATGCGGAAAAATTGAGGCATATAACATATTGTCTTAAAAATAAAAAACGCTTAAAACGGCAAATAACGCGTCGACCTTTTGCCTATTTTTCAATGTTTTTGAAGTTTTTGAAACTTGACAGAATTTGTAAAAAATGCTAAAATTATATTACAATTGTATTACAAAATTAAATTTTTATTACATCAAAGTAAAATATTTACAAAAAAATCCATTAATGATATATTACAATAAGTATAGGCGACATATTTCTACACTATTTTAAAATCAAGTGTGCTAAAATTAAGTAGAGGGAGTGAAGAAATATGAAGTATATGAAAGGAGCGATGAATATGACACAAACATTAACTAATATGAAAGATATTTTATATACATATGAAACAGAATTTGAATGTCAAACTCCTATAATAGATGCAATTACAGGTATCTTGAAAATGAAACGAATAGCCAGAGCTAAAAAAGACATTATTGAGAAGAATACAGAAACTAATAAAGAGATAAGGAACGGAAGAACAGTTATAAGAGGAACAAGAATTACACCAGAAGAATTATTGCTTATAATGGCGGAAGTATTCGAAAACGAAGAAGTAAGAAATTTTGAAGAGCTTTTTGAAAATATATCTAAGCAATATCCGTCAATTGATAGCAAAGAACAAATATTAGCAAGTATTTTATATACAGCTAAAAAACAAAATTTATTAACGTATATAGCGAGCGTGATTTTTAAAAAGTGATAAAAATATTGCTTGATGAAAATGTAGCTATCAAAATAAAAGAGGATTTAATTAAAAAGGGATATGATGTAATACATATAAATGATGACAGTAAGGGAATAACAGACAAGGAAGTTTTCAACAAAGTAAAAAATGAAAATAGAATTTTAATAACTGGTGATGATGACTTTAAAAATAAAATATTTAAATATAATGTTCCTATAATATGGATAACTCCAAAAGCAAGATTTGAAAAAGATTTGATTCGAAAGATAGATTGGATAATAAAAAATATAAGCAACTATAATATTGATATTAATAAAGCGTTTATAAGTATTAGAAAAGATAAATATTGT